TTACAGCTTCTATAACTTTCTTTGTAAGTAATTCGTTACCAAGATATACAGATAAATTAATTGGAGATTTTTCTGTTTCTTTTGCACCTGAAGTATTAGATCCCCATACAGAATTTGGATTAGAAATAGCATTATTCACAAGATCGCTAAAATACTGACTAAAAGCATCTTCGGGTGGTCCACCTGGCGCTCCCGGAGGACGTACAGTAGTTGGTGGAGTATAAGGTACATCAACATCTTCAGGTATTTTATCTCCCCAATCACTATCAGCACCACCAGTATCACTACTACCAGTTAGTTTTCCAGCATCTTTCAACATCTGAATTAGAGAAGCCAATGTTTCTTCAGTAAACAATTTCAAAAGACCTTGAGATACTTCAAGTTCATTATTGTAAATTGCCATCGTGTCATTGAATTCTTTTTGTTGTGTTGCAGCAGCAGCGGAAAGAGCAGCGCTTTCTTCGCTGAGCTTCATATTCTCTACCCAATAAGCACGTTGTAAGAGAAGCGATTCTTCACTTAGTTGTTTATTCTCTTCATAGAATTCACGGTTCTTAGCAAGTTGCTCTTTCTGTAGATCAAGAGATTCTTGATGTTGATTCTTCTGAATTGAAAACCTCTGATCTTAAGATCCCATAATTCCTGTTGTCTTTCACGTTGGGTATCGATCTGAGTACCTTCAATATCATGCATGGTCGTTTCTCTTCGCATTTGTCTTTCTGCGAGTCTGCGATCACGCCCGGTCATAAAGCGTACATTTTCCTGATAATCTTCCTGCTTCCAACTCCACTGAAGATTACGAGTAAGATCCTGTACCCCATAATCCTGTTGAGTCCATGCTCTTTGTTGCATTGCTTGTTGATAATTAGTACCAAAATTCTGCCAGAAGAACTTATCGTTCATGTTCATCTGTCGTTCTTGCATACCATAGGCATATTCAGTTTGTCGATAACCTAATTGTCTCGAACGATCTTCAACACCCCAAAAACCACCACCAGAAGTATTGATACCAAATGGTTGACCAGTTTGAGGATTTACTGTTCCTGCATAAGCATCTAATCCAACACCAGTTGTAAATGCTCTTTGTAATGCAATCTGTCTTTGTTGAATACCAACTTGACCCATTGAAATATTGTATTGTTGCTCATTCATATAAAGTTGAGCGCCAGCAACACCGCCATAAGTTCTTCCAGATTTATCAGTAAATCCTTCAACCATAGCACCGATCAAACCTTCTCCGGCACCATAATTTCCCCAAGTACCTTTCGCTCCCCAAATTCTTTCAGCATTCTGTAAACCAGTAGCAGTTGCAGAGTTTAGAGAAGTGGCACCAAAACTTAATCCACTTTGTCTACCAGCCATATCATAGCCAACCATACCAAAAGCAGATACAGGTATTTGAGTACCGGACGCTGTAGGCATCATCATTGAACCTAATTCGGGACTACCTTGTAACATGGTAGCCCATTGATTAGCATCCATACTAAGCAATCTTTTTACTGCACTTCCCTGTGTTCCTTTAAGTAAAGATAATTCCTGTACTAATTTCTGATCATTTACACCAGCACCTTGAAGTTGTACACCAATACCTTTAGCAAATTCCTGCATTTGCATACGATAAAGCATTTCGGAATTAGTCATTTTAGAAACATCTATAGGAGATTGTTTAAATCCTAATTGTTGATAACCCTGAGTAACTTGAGATTTTAATTGACTAGAATAAATTGCTCCCTGATTTTCACGAATATATTTCTGAGCTTCTTCTTCTGTCATTCCTTCAGTTCCAGGAATAACTTCATCTATATAAGTTTGTGGAGTAAATTTCTTTGGTAATGTCTTTTCTGTTTCATTATAATATTTCTGCCATTTAGATTTATTTATACCTTCTTCAACCCAATCGGCTGTCATATTTTTCTCTGAACCCCATTTGCCACCACGTAATTGTTTTACAGTTTCGTCTAATATACGTTGCTTATAATCTTCTTCACTTTCAGGAGATAATCTTATTTCTTTTCTTTCTTCATCAGGAATAGTAAGAAAATCTTTTACATCAGGTAATGAAAATGCTTCTCCCCTACCTTGAGCTAATTGAGCCAATGTTGCAGCAATTCCAAAAGCTTGCCATTGAGAAGAAGTGCCACCAGCTAATGACTTTTTGTATTTTTCTAATTCTGCACCTTTTAATTGTGGAGCAATAGTACCTAATGCCTGATAACGTTCTGCACCACTTTGCATAAGAGCTATATCAGTTGTAGTTGGAACATCTCTAGCACCACTCTGCATATCTGTGATAAATTGACCAGCAGCATTTTTAGTTTGCTGAAACGTATTGAATTGACTTGCTGTATATAAAGTCGCAACAGATTCAGGGTCTATACCCTGAGCGTATAAAGATGCCATTTTATCTAATGGACTTGTACCGGAAAGAGAAATGTCATATTTATTTAACAAAGATCCAGCAGCAGCATAAGCTTCCATTGGATAGCCCATTTCACTTAATCCCCCGGCTGCCTGACTATACATCTTTACTAACTTTTGAGCTTCTTCTGTACTTGATCCTCTCTTTTGCAGAAAATCACTACCATCTTTACCTCCACTTTTATAAAACTCTCTCAAAGCATTTAGTTTTTCACCAATGTCTTGTTGTTGTTCATTGAATTTATACCCCAATGCGGAAGTGATTGAAATCTTTGCATTACCAGCTTTATTTAGATCCAAATTACCAGTTTGATCTAATATAGAATAATTTTTCTTTAGTGTTTGAGAAAATACACTTAATGCATTTTCATCTGTTTGCTGATAGGCACCATAAGTACCGAGTCCTAAAGCAACAGCACCACCAAGAACGCCAGCACCAAGCATAAGAGGATTTAATGTTGATGCTGCGACACCTGCCATATTACCAATCCAGCCTACCATAGCGCCAGTACCGAGAGCAGCCTGACCAACATTTATTCCTTCTGCTAATCTTTGATCATTTCTAACAATATCAGAATAAATACCTCTCAGTTGTCGCCAACCAGTTCCACCATAAAGACTCTTTTGATAAGCAATATCTCCTTCAATGTCCCTATCCATTGGACCACCAGCAACACCAAAGGCTTTTCCAAATGCAGCTTCTCTCTGAAATGATTCTTGATAACCAAACTTCAATGGAGTAGTAGCAATATTAGCAATGCTACCCATATACATAAGACCAAAACCACCAAGCATTTTACGACCAAGACTACCTAAAGAAAGTTCTCCTTTTTTCCCCGATGGTTCATATACTTCTCTCATTGCATCTTCAGCTTCAATCATTTTTGCTTCAGCAGCCATATACTGCTTCGTTAAGTCTTTAGGCATTTTTGTAGTACGAATCATATCTTTAGCAACTTCTTTTTCAGCAGGAGTAAGCGTTTCTTTCCAATCCCCTGTAACTTTCTTGCTCATCATTGTTTCTGCATTTTTAAGATCTGTCGTAGCTTCTGCAAATTTCTTTAGTGCTTCACTAGCTTTTCCACTTTTAATATCATCAGAACTTTTAGCGATATCTTGTAATTCTTTATTTACAACTTCAAGACTTTTACCTGCTGATTTCAATGTGCCAACATGTTGTTCAAATGATTTTTTATAATCCTCAAAAGCTTGAAATTGTCTAGCCATAACAATTCTTTCACCTTGATCTATTGGACTACTACCACTCTTTGAAAACTTCTGAGATACTTTCATTTGATCATTTAGTACAGATAATATAGCTTGATTACCTAAAACTTGTTCATTTCCACCAGCTTGAGCACCCATACCTAATAAGACGGGTTTATTAGCTTCAATAGCACTTTGAGCACCAGAACTCATAACAGCAGCATTTCTAGTCATCTCATTAGCCCATATCTTATAGGCAGGAGTTTCTTTGGCAGCATTATAGACCATTGGAGATACAGCTTTAATCATATCTTGAAAACCAATGTTCATTTTATTACCAGCATTTTGAGCAAGAACAAGAGCTTGAGATAATCCCTTAGCATTTGTTATTTCAGTAGAAAGTTGAGGATTGATTGGAGCAAAATATTGAGCTAATTTTCCCTGTAATCCAGAAATCTCTTGCACAAGAGGACCTGGAACAAAATTACCTTCAACCATCTGTCCATAATCTTGTTGTCTTGCTTGTACAAAAGAAAAAGCAACTTCTCGCTGTTCGGGAGTAAGTTTCTTCATATCAAAGAAAGAATTACCGCCACTCTTCATCTCTCTTTGTGCCATAGCCTGTAATGGAGTTCCTTTAGATTCCCTTTCAACCTGAGCATTTGTAGGACGTTTCTTTTTACCACCAGAATCATCAGGACTATCAAATAAACCAGTTCCAAATGGCGGTTTATTGCCAGATCCACCACCAAGATTACCGCCACCACCTTCAGGACCCGATCCAGAAAATGCTTGAAAACTTTCTATTTTAGAACCAACCTCTCTTATTCGAGATTGCAATTCTTCAGCATTAAGTTTTGCAACACTACTAATATCAACTTTTTTATCCTTATCAAATAATCCAAATTTTGCTAAAGCAGATTTTTCATTTATCGTTAATTCAGTTCCAACAGCTACACCCGGATATCTTTCTGTTAATGCCTGTTTCAAAATTCCACGTTCATAATAAGCAGCAGGTAATATATTTTCCTCTAAATTTTGACCAGCCTTCTCTAACTGTGTCAATATATTACTTTTCAATGTATTACGAAAATCTTCTGTCATTTCTGTCATTGGTTGCAAATTGACAAAAGCAGCACCCTCAGTAATCATTTCGCCTTTACCGAATCCAGTAAGAGCAGATCTAATTTTCTTTCTAAAACTATCTCCTATTTTGTAGCCTGATTGCGTTGCTAATACATTTGTTTCTAAAGATACTTTTGCATCCTGTTTATAATTAGGATCTAAATAATGTCTTGTTGCTTCATCCAAATCTTTTTCATTTCCAAACAATGCTTTCATTTCAGGAGAAAGATTAGATCGATCAGAAAGAGCAAATCCATAAATATCCTGTTGTAGTCCATATTCAGATCTCATTTTAGTTTCAAGATCTTTCATATTGAAACTACTTCTACCAGATGCATTAATATTTTTAGTATCTGTTATTCGTAACTTAAAACCATCAGGAGTTTCTTCAACTTTTAGAAAATCAGGTTTCACGGTAGTTTCATATGTTCTATTTTGCCCCTTAATTTTCATTCTCGGGTTTACAGTTTGTTCAGCATGTATACCTAAGAAACTTGTACCTTTTTGAACAGCAGGAATATTAGCCCATTCTTGTTCAACTAATCTTCCTGTTTCCATTGCTCGTTTATCCTGATCAGAATTGAATATACTATTCCAAGCATCTTCAGATGTTGGACCCCTTACGCCAAGAGCTAATAGTCCAGGATTTTGCCAACCAGTCATAGCAGCTTTTCTTAGCATTGTATTAAACAAATCATTTCCAGGTTGAAAGTTAGCGAGTCTTTGAGCTTCACTTGCTCGTATATACATCGTGTCATTGGAACCACCAAGATATTGATTGCTTTTATCAATCATCTTTTGAGTAATTGTTTTTCTTATTTCCTGAACTTGCTCTCGAGTATTCATTGGCAAGTTGCCATCATAAGTAAGATTACCAAGAGCAGGATTAGAAAAACCAGCAGCCTTACCATAAGAATTCCATAATTGCTGAACAATACGACTGTTAGCAAATTTATCTTCTTGAGATTGATAAAATAATTCTCCAAGATCTCTTACATCAAGATAACTATCGTTACCCTTACGACCAAGATTAAATTGATGTAACAATTGTTGCGATCTTGTTCTCTGAGCAAATTCGTTGTAATCCATTTTCTTACCATAAGCATTCATCATTGGATTACCACTAGCATCAACAGATTGCGCCTGTAACATATCGTGCAACTCAGGATTATTCAAAGCATAATCAGCTAAACGCCTATACATAGTTCTAGGAGCAGGAGCGTTTTCACCAATATAACCTTCATCTCTAAGATTTTGTAAAATTTGCCCTCTTAATTCAGAAGATCCCGGATCAGTAAATTTATCACCCATTTGATTCAAGGCACTTTCGACATACTTTCTACGAGTTTCAATTATCTGACCACGTTCTTTTTCTGATTGACCGGGTTCCAATTCAGGAATAGTAGTCATCATTCCAGCAAATAATTTTGGAGTCATCTTTGGTTGCATTGCTAAAGTCTGTGCCAAAGCAGTTCCTAAATCTCCACCAGTTGAAGAAGTCGGTTCCCATACTGTTCGCCAATCTGTTCCATTATCTCCTGCATAATAACCAGCATTCATCCTATTACCAGATCTACTCCAAGATAAACTTCCCATAATCTTTTCAAATGGAGTATTTACATGTTCCATATCTACAGCTTCTTGATAATACTGAGACGCTAAATCTCTTGCTTGTACTACTTGTTTTTGAGGAACACCTAAAGTAACACTCGCTTCTTCCAATGAACGAATGTAATTATTGAAAGTAGTACCCATTGCCATTGTTTTCTGATAATTCTGCTCACTAATAGATTTGTTAAGTTTCTTCATATCAGCAGAAACGCTTCTATTATATAAATCACCTTTTTCATCTAAGCCAATACCACCAAAGAAACTACGAGCAGCAAGATCCATAGGATTATAGTGAAGAGCATACTGACCATAAATATCACTAAACGCTTTACGTTGTTGCTTTATAGAAGTATGCTGTTTCAATCGATCAATAAATTCTTTTCTTGCTTCAGGAGTATTTTCTTTTGGTTGATAGAAATTCCATCCACCTTTTTTATCCTGATAACCTAAAGGCAATAACATATAAGGATCATAATCAAGATCGCCCATAGTAGTCATACCTTGTGCGCTAATTACCATTTGAGGTTGAATCATTCCACTTTGTGTATATGATTGCAAAATCTGATTTCCCCTCATACTGTCCGGCGTGAGAATTTCTTGCAGCATAACACTACCAGGAGAACCTTCGCTACCAATTACAGTGTTAGGAGGTCTAATACTAATTCCGTAAGCACCTTGAGCAATTTTCTGTCTGTATTCTTTCCAACCTTCTGGCGTTTGCCGATTAGCCATAATCATATAATTACGTCTTATTGCAGCTTCATTTAAAACAACTTGACTAGGATTAATTAAATTAGATCCAGTAGGTCTTGTGAAAATACCGCCATAATCTTTTACTAAAGCATCTGACTTTATATATTTTTTCATAAACGAAAGAGCTTTGTTGTAAGCTTTTGGATCTCTTTCACCTTCAGCTTCAGCACTTACTAAACTTTCAAAGAATTTCAAATACTGTTTTGTCGCCATAGCATTACTGGCACTTGTCATTTCACCAGCATCATTAATTTCTTTTGTAATATCATCAACTTCTACAGCGGCATCAAGAGAAGGAATTGTAATTGCCTGACCTTCCATACGAAGAGTTCTACTAGGAGCGCCTTCTTTAGCTCCTGCCATTTGATTAATAATGCCCTGAATATATTTTGCTTTTTCTATATCAGTACCAGTAGGCGCACTTCTTATATGCCCTAATAATGTAGTTGCATCGATTCCCCCCTTTCCACGACCACTAATTATATAACTGGCATTCGGATCTACAGCACCACTACCAGTAGTGTGCATATAACTTGAAGCAAATTCCTGTAATGCACGTTTTCCAGGAGTTATAGGATAAAGACCACTTTTATTTGTTTTTAAAAAGTCATGAACATCGTTAAAACCTTGTGCTTCCATTCCCTGTTCATATTGTCCCTGATTAGATCCCAAACCTTCTAACTCAGATGTAAAATTCATTAATACATCAGCTTGTAAACCTTCAACTGTAACCTTTTGAGTATAAAGATCATTCTTTTCATCATACTCAAAAATATTTTTCTCATTAAATACTCTTTCAGCTTCTTGTCTAGACAATCCTTTTTCTATCTTGTCTGTTTCTTTTCCGTAACCAGTTTGCATAAGTGCAGCAATTGCATTTTCTTTATACATACCCATAGTTTCAGCAGTAAATTGTTGCAAACGTGCTAATTTTGTTACTCTTTTTATATTGTATATCTCAGAAAGTGTTTTAGCAGTTCCTTCATCTGCATTGATAAGCTTACTGGCAACATCACCAATAAATAATTCAGGAGCTTGAAAACCAACTACTCTTCCAAGACCTTCATAACTTTGATTTCCACCTTGCCGAAATGTTTCTATTTCAGAAGCATATTTATTGCCATATAACATATTTATCATGTTATATAAACCACCAATGCCCTCTTTTTTCATACCTTGCATTATGCCAAAAGTAGTAGCAGAAATATTTTTACTTTCTAAAATTGCATCAAAATCTTCATTTTGCTGTCCAACTAAGGGTGTAATACTTGCCTTGAAACCAAGACCTTTGAAACCAGGCGTACTTGCATACATAGTGTTTGCAATAACACTAGCTTGATTTGATTCATTATTGAAAGAAACACTGCTAAAACCAACATTATTAAGTTGGACCATATAAGGACTTATCGTTCCAGCTGAAGTTCCCAAAACCTGAGAACGCATTGAAGCAGGAAGATCAATGGAATAACCCATAATTCCAGTTGTTTGTTGTTCAGTAGTTTTTGTAAGATCTGTTACTTTTCCACTAGGATCTGTATATGATCCAAATCTAATTGGACTATTTGTTTCTAATACTTTACCAATAAGACCTTTATCAAGTTGAAAAGAACTAGCCAATTTAGAAATATCATCGACACCAGCAATATCAAACTTCATTTGAGAAGCATAACCAGCAGCTAAGCCCATTCCTTTATCACTTAACATTTCTCGTAATGGAGCAGGTGCATTATATATTCCCATACCAGATTGCCAGGGAAGAGCAAATCTAGGAACAAGAACATTACTTAATAATCCAGATCTTATTTTTCCACCCGGACGTAAAGGCATATTTGCCTGACGAACATAAGGATTATCAAGTATTTCCATTCTGCCATTACCAACCCCTAAAATCGCTGCATTCTCACGACCACCCCAAACATAAGATTGCTTTATTTTCTCTGTCATTCCGGCTACTGCTAATGTTGATGTAACGCCACCGGGATCTTGTATTCTATAAGGAGTGCCAAAACCTGCTTTTTTCTGATAACGCCCTCTTTGTGTATCTAAGGCACCACCAATCAAAGCAGCATTACCATTCATATAATCATCTATATCAATAGAATCTAAAAATTCTGCTGCTCTATTTCCAACTTGTTTAGTAATTGCTTTTGCAACATTCTCAGCACGACCAATAATATCCGTATTCAACGTATTCTCTAAACGCCAAAGACCTTCTTCAGATGTTTGATTATTTACAAATACACGTGAAGGAGCTATTCTACCAAAACCCGGAATAGTAATTCCACTAAATGTTCCTTCAATACCCTGGTTTACTTCATGGAAATAAGATTTGATAGGCGACTGATATTGTGTACCTTGTTCCTGCTTACTCATATAATTTGCAGCAGCAATTCTCATTCCAAGACTATCAATACCTTGATTGAATAATTGTTGATTACTTCCACTATCCCAACCAGCAATTCCACCACCTTCAGTAACAGAACCTAGATCACCAGTAAATAATTGCCAACCACTTCCCTGTTTAACAAATACATTATTATCTTTCCCCATTTTGATTGTAGCAAAAAATGTATTTTGTTCCCCCGGATTAGTAACACTATTAACTTCTAGGAAATACTGATTTTGTAAATTCTTTTTACCATTATTCCCCCATTCAAACGCAGGAGTAACTTTTGCTTTAGCATCACTACCAAATTTTAGAAAGGTCTTGTTCAAACTTTTTTCTATATCTTCAGGACCCTGGAAAGACCCAAATAAATTAGATGGCATATCAAGCTCCTTGTTTTCTATCTTTCATTATTTCATAAACAGCACGTTCATGTAGCATCTTTCTATCGTATGCCATCTTATACTCTATCATAAATATATATGGCTGATCTGCCAAGCCACCAATCCATAGCAAGGCATGAGTTTGTTCCATTTGTTGCATATACATTAAAATACTAGGCTGTTCTGGTACCTTTTTAGGAACGCCCATTGCAATTTCAATTAATGCGCCAAAATATTCTTCTAGATACTCACCAGCTACTTTTAGCGCCTTGTTTAGTAGCTTGATCCCAAAGGGTTTGAAGCCCAAGACAAATTCACCTCACGTACTTTCATGTGAATTTCATGAGCCACATCTCCGGGTAATCTTCCATAAGCTTTACTGAATTCAAGTGTGTCCATATCCAGAACACTATTATTACCATTACGTTTGAACTTGAATAAAGCATTTCCATTTTCATCAAGAATATTGCAGTCAACCATCGTAAGGAAAACTTCATTTCTAGCCAAAGCTAAAAAGTTTCTACTTTCCTTGAATTCAACTTCATTTTCTTTCTGAAGATTGAATACGCGATTGAAGTCCGCAAACATTTGTTGACGTTGTTCATGCTGTTGCTGAGTTGCCTGTCTGATCGTTACAGTTGTTGGAGAACCATCAGTACCATATTTGGCATCAGTCTCAGTTAACTCAAAAGTTTGTATGAGTGGTGCTACTAATTTAGTTGGCATTTTCTTTTTCCTTTTCAATCTTAATCTCTAATATTTAGGTAAGAAGGGGAGATTTCTCTCCCCTAATTTTATGGATATGACTGATTGGGTTCCATACCGAGTAGATCCCAATAGATAATCAATAACTTTACCACTCCTGCGGTAACATCCGCACTTGGAGTAAGCTGAAATAGCTTGGTAGCAGGATAATATTTTCCATCGGGCATTGTTGTTTGCGTTGAAGCTGCGAGAACATTATCACTTGTTTCGGTCCATTCATTATCAGCAATGAAAGCATCATCGGTATCTTCGTCACCAATATCTAGAGTACCTGCATCTAGACTATCGGTAATAAGAGCGACAATTTTCTCAATGTAAGTCCCTGCCGGAATTGCCCAGGGTTGAATAGGATCGCTACCAGAAATTGTGACTTCAATGACTTTCGCTATTGGTAAATACGATTTATAAGCCATTGAATCAGTATCATTACTTACTGCTAATCGAATTTGTGGTTGCATTTTATTTCTCCTTAGAAGGGAGAGTTATTCACTCTCCCATCATACTAAGTAGGCCAGGTGTAACTAGCTGTTTTATTGGTGAGTGTCATTTGGACATATTCTCCTGCTGATTGAATAGCAGTTCCACGATACCTCATCATAATAGCTTCGTTGCCAGCTAATTGTACTTTTCCAACAGGGAAAAGAACGATAGAACTTAACTGTGTGCGTAATTGATAATGAGTTGTCTCTCCTGTAATTACATCGGGAGACATAATCATAACATCTAGTGAAGTTGTGAATGGAGTTGGACTCCAAGTTGTACCACTAATGGCGCCAGTCAAAATCTTACGATAAAGATTAGCGTTTTTCCATTTTACAACAAGATCAAATGAAACTGCTCTTGTTACAATGGTCACATCTTCTAGATATGGGGAACCGAATACTTTCTCTTGTGCAGGAGGTAGCGGTTGATTAATGACTGATATTTGTGCGCCAACAACAGGCAAATTACCAAAAGTCGGCTCATAAATATAACCACCAACAACAGAACTGATCGGGATAGATGGAAACGATTCAAATCCACCATCAGTAGAATTCCAGCCACCAGCAGAACCAGAAATTGTATTCCATGCAGGATCTTGTTCTTGAGTAAATGATCTACCCAACCAATCACAACGAGCAGTAATTAAACCATCATTGGAAAGACCAAATACAGTAGACAGAAGCTTACAGTCAACATAAGTTTCACCTAAAGCATATTCACCAGCATCAGATCCGGCAGGAATAAGTTTACGAACACCCATCCAGGGAACAAGGGAAGGGTTTGCAGCACTATGTTTAAAAGTGTGATGATAAAGACCACCAGATCCGGAAACTGTACTAACAGCGCCAAGAGCGCCATACAATAACCATCCGATTGTGTTTTCTAGTCGGGGATTAATATCAACTCCCCCACTGACCATCACACCAGCTTTGTAAGGAAAAGATGGAGTTGGTTGACCACCCACTTCAGGGGGTCCAAGGCGTTGATCATCATCAGGCCCCATATCAATGGTAGCCACTTTGTATCTACGCCAATTACCGTCTGCAACTCCAATGCCTTTTCCGGCGCTAGGTCCAATACCTACGATACCGCTTTGAGCTATTGTCGTCATTTTAAACTCCTAAATCTCTCTTTGAGTAAGAACTTGCCAGCATAACATACCTCTCCAAATATTAACCTTATTACCACCGGATTCTTTAAATGAGGAAGTAATTACGCTAAAACGAATGGCTTGTTCACCGTAAGGATCAATCAATCCAGAAACCTGGATTCTATCTAAACAATTATGCACTCTACCTAAAATTGCATAGCCAACTTCTGCTGCATCATAACGATCAGGTTGAGCGATTTTACCAATACCATAATAATCAATACGTACTGATCCACGTCTCCACCAATAATGTCCACCACCCACTTCTCCAACAGGAAGATTATAACCAAGACCAAACATCTGAGTTTGATTAGCGTCAATTCGAGCATCTCGATATTCAATTTCATCAGGATTGTCAGCATAAACAACAACTCTTGTTCCGTCAGAAGCCGGATTAGATAAATACCGAAATGATTCTATTTTATTTACCCAATAAGGTTCTTTCTCAGAAAGTCCTGTATTTAAATTGTTTTCAAGATATTCTCTTACTACTTCAGCAATCAAATATTTAATCATTATTTATATTCCATAATTCTTTGAAGAGCAGGCATTCTTCCCATTTCATTCACAAATCGTTTCATGAAAAATTCCGAAGTGTTTTGAACAGGATTATCAGAAGGACTACCAGAATCAATTCTTGTGTTGTATTGTCTTAAGGCAGAAGTATCTCCACTCAAAACTCCAATCACATAAGAAGTAGCAAACAAAGCTACACCAAAAATCGCATACTTAGGAACTGTTACTACAAAATCAATATCTGTTATATCAGCAGGAACGCCCCACATACCACGATAAATTATTCCCAAGTCATATCCACTTGTAAGAACACGATTAAGGGAGATATAACCTGTTGGGATAGGATACCAATATATATCATTACTTGTAGACAATCCCCAAGTATTACCAGCACTTAAGGCAACTTGCGCATAAATAACTGTTGTAGACGGATCATATACTCCTTCAATTGAAAATACATCATCAGGAAGCACAAACTTTCTACCATCACTACCAGAAATTATTGTTTCTTTATAATTTGGAACCCAGGGCAGAATTGCAGTATGTCCTGCAATCAACCCATCGTAAATTAACTCAGAAGCATTTGTATTTCCGAGAGATGACGATAAAAGATTTTCAACCAGAAGAGTCAATTCGCTGAAGAGCATATTTCACCTATTGAATTACGGTTGCGCCTTTCACACGCACAGAACCAGCACTAAACACGGTTTCAAAGACTTCGGGAGCAAACGGTTGATAACCAATATACTGATCAAAACTAAAGCGTTTGATAGCCATATAGTCATCAATTGTTGGAGGAGTATAAACTTGTGGCTGTTGGAAAACGCCAGCAACGATACCTTGAGGACCACCAACAAAAACAGACGTATGGATATGAGTCGCTTTTGTTACATAACCAAACACACCAGCACCCAAATCAACATTGTAATCAAGCAGAATTGGCTGATCTAAAGTAATTCGACCATTATCAGTATCGATACTTACGATCCTACGATTCATGAGTGTACCTTCATCATAGGCTACGCCATTAGTGACACCATAAGTTGATGTTCGAGTTTTGTGAATTGTGATTATGTCATTTACTGCCAAATCACCAATCGCACCAGTTAAGAAGGTTCCTAACTGAATGTAATGGGTTACATCACCAGTTGATTGACCAGTAAGATAAGTACCATCAATCTTTGCAACCTGCACGCCATCACCACTCACAGCAGCTACCGAGATAGGAGCCTGAGCGATCAAAGCACCGCAGTTGAAAAGAATTGCTTTTGGAGTTTGAACGTATCTTACATTCTTGTAAGTTCCAACTTCATAATTGAGTAATGAAACTTGATTAAGATATTGATAAACAGATAGCCAGCCAGCATTCTCTTGAATATCATGAATGACACCAGGAGAAGTAAAGCAAACCATTGTTCCACCAGCGCCATTAGGAGACATTGCACCCGGGACATTACGCATTGCCATCCCTAGCCAAATGTCAACACTAATAGCAGGGTCAAACTTATCTGCTACATCAATATTGCCAAAATTGGTAGCATTTCCACCATACAGATTGTAACCTGTAGCAATGGTTCCACCAATAAGAGCATTACGAGCCAGCATATCATTCATATCAGTTTCGGCTACGCCTAAGCTACCACGAATAATCGCTTCAAGACCTCTTTGGTTATTTTTCTGCCAATAAGTGATCATGTTGTCATATTTATGATAGGCCATTTTCGCACCGTTATGTTGGAATGTGATTTCAATGCTTCTGGAATCGATGTGCATTGATTCCATCCACAATTGGCGCAAACCTAACGGAGTTGTGTCGGCGTGAGGATCTAATACCTGCGTGACTGTCATTGTTTTGGCAGCCGGACCTGCATTATTTTTTGTGAAACTGATTACTGGACGATAAACTGAACGTTGTCGCCAAACATCAATTAAGGCAGGATCATACCAATTGCGCTGATTCTTATCCATAATTGAGAAGGGTTCGTCTGAATAAAAAAGATCAAAATCGCCTGTAGCCATATTAACACCTCATCTATTATTTGTGTTCGGCATTATAGGCATCTATATATTGCCCATATACCTTCTGATACTCTGCTTCTTCCTTAGCACTACGAGTTGAAGGAAACGTTAATAGTTTTGAATAAAGATCATCACTACTAAGTGTTATGTTACCTTGATCTCTTCCAGAAAGGTTAGCATCGTTTAGTCCTGTTCCCGATAATCTTTCCTTGATGCGACTTTCAACTTGTTTTTCTATGGTTGTATTTAAGCCCGTAAGGGATGATCTAAATTCATCAGGATCATCTTTTTTCGGTAACTCATCAATCATATCTGCAAGTTGAGGAAATTCTTTCATAACAATTTTCATACGTTGAATTTCTTTATCTTTGCTATCAAGTAGTTGTTTATCAGTTTGAGCTTGTTGAAGAGCTTTTTCGGTAATACTCTTGCTAGAGTTCTCGTTCTTCTGATACTTATCAAGTAATATTTCCGTCTCTCCGAGTTTGTCTTTCAAGTCCTCCAGGGTTTCTTCCAGTTTAGCATTTCTCTTAAACATAAGATCATACTTTTTCTGTATTCCCTTGTAGGCTGCTTCAAAATCCGTGATTGGTTTCGTACCTGCGTCTTTTGATTTTGAGGATGATTCATTAGAGGTATCAGCACTTTCTAATTCGCCACCATCATCAGCAGAAGGTTTGTAAGTACGTAGCAATTTGAATTGGTTGAACATTATTTATTCTCCTTTTTTTGTTGGTTTTCATTATCTTCTTTTTTGGCATCTTTCGCCTTATCTTTATCTGAATCAAGTTTTTTGCCAGTAGGCGCACTTCCTATAGCTGGTTTTGGTGCAAATTCCTGAGCAAGTTTCATCATTTCTTTTTGCGCTTCCATAACCAATCTATATTCTTCATCAGGATCTTCCACATCACCCAATATTTCCTGAATCTTCTGGAATGAAGTCATTTTGGTTCCAAAACGTGAAACAGCTTCATTGATAATCTCTTCACGATCTTTCGGTAAGTATGGTGCCCAATCCTGTTTGATCTTTATGTTTTTGAACTTTGCATATTTACCAGGAAATTTTACAGATAGCATACGAACAATAATCTTACAAATTCTATTTAGTCCTACGGTCCAATAAACACGTTCGAGTTGTGCATGACTGATCAAAGGCCACATACGTAAAACTAAAGTAGCAGATGATCTTTGTGATCCTTCGTCTGTACCATAAGCAACAGGAGGAATATGAACTGTTTTCGCAAATAGATCCAAAAGTTTATCAACTAATTCCCCCATACTGGTATGAGCAGTTTGTTGTAATTGAAAAACATCTGGATTGGAATCTTTGGCAGTTCCGGTATTTCCCATTCCGGTAAGTTTTACTTTGATTGCCTTTACTCTTGGAGAAACTTTCTGTGCTTCTTCTATACGATAATCAGATTGTCCAGAAACTACAATCGTTGTATGAGAGTCGGAAGAAACTGCATCACCATAATCCGAAAGACGAAGATTCATTTCTTTGACAAGTCCGATTGTTCCATTGATCATACTCTCGCCATAGAATTGTCCTTTACGCACATGAGGTATATAAACATAAGGAACAATGCCATAAGGATTGGGTTGGTCAAGTAATACTTTTTCATTTCCAATTGTTCTTGTTACAACTTTATTGTCTACGGTTGTCTTTAATCTTGTTTTTGAACTATATTCAACAAGCCAGGTTGTATCATCATCATTTTTATTTTCAGACGAATCGTAAGTAATTCCATAAAGTGTTTTTGCTTCAAGAACAGAAATAGGACGTACAACCCAAACTTCCTGAAGATCCCAAAAATCGGTACCTGAAGGAATTGCAACAAAATATCTTGGATGGGGATTAGAAATACGAATAGCGGTTGAATACATTGGATCTAAATCTTCACTTGGTTCACAAAGAACTTTGAAAATACAACCACCATAAATTTGACTATTCATACCATTATCAAGAAATAAAGCATTGGCATTATTTTCATAAAAAATAGTATCAAATAATTTCTGAAGATCTAATGCAGTAGTTTTAGCTTCTTTATCTTTTGTAAGAGGAACTGCAATTGGTCTTACGATTGGCGTATCTTGAATATCATAATGACCAAAAAGCATTGACACATGCTTTTCAACTGCATCAGGAATTGGATTGTATTGTGTTGGATATGTATCAATCTGATTACCCTCAGCAGATTGTTGTTGCTCTGTTAATTCATCCCCACTATACCATTCGTCAAATTCTTGATAAATACTTTGCAATCTTGCAAATTCAGTAGCAGGATAACCAGCCACTTCAGAAAGCGTTGATGTATCTGCCTGTATTTTATTAATGTTATCCGTAAATGAAGATGATGTCGCCATATTTCCCTTCTATGTATATCAATCTCCATCTAAAGAGATATTATACATTAATTCACAAATTGTCAATTGATTGATTTCTTTTTTGGTAATGGTCTAGCTGTAGCGCTTCGGAAAGTCCTGTCTTGGGTCGTTAATCTCCCTTGCTTCCTCTCTTGGTAATCTTTCATTTCGTTCTGAGTTCGCAAGTCTAAGTAATCCCTTGTCCTGTGATTCAGATCTAACATGATCTTTAGTAGAAAGGAATTTAACCACATCTTCAGGCGAGATATTAAACCACGAACGAACTGCAAAAGCGCCCATGCAGAACGTAGCCACAATATCTTGAGCCAAAGCAGAACCTTTTGTATCTTTTTCAGGATCATAATTTGTTAGTTGTCTCCTTATACCAGTTGCTTGTTTAGGCCATCTAACTAAATTAGCTTCAATAAACATTTTTCCAGAAACTAAATATGACACTTTCTTTGAACCACTAAAATCATATCCGACTATCCAGGGATTCATTACATCTGTAAGATCAATATCGCTTCCTAACCAATCCATCTTCATATTACCTGTTTCTCTTGCAGAATGTAAGTAGGTATTTATAACTTCTGCTGTAGATGCTTGCGGACCTGTTGAATCAACACCAGTAAGAAGAGGATTATACATTTTCATAAATTGCATTAATTGACGGATGAAAGGTGTGATCGATCCTCTTCCATTTCCCCACCACATTGCATTTATATATGCTCTAGTCATAGGAAAACCAGTTACATCAAAAGTAAAGATTACAGGTGAATTACGATTTGGAGCAGCACCAGTTCCAGGATCTCCCAAAATCATATAAACATGATCAGGTAGTTTTGGAGTTGTATAATGAATAACACCACTTCCACGAAGTTCATACCAGATATATCCAGGTATTGATAACTCAGCGGCAGCTTTGATTGTATTTCCATATTCTACATCTTCACAGGCAAAGACACGTTGTTGATTAAAATAAAGACCTTTACCAACTGGACGAGAACCCTCAATGAATTGTTCATGTTCATCTTCAGGAATATCTTTTAACATCATCTGTAATTGGAGAGGGGTAATGTTGTGATTGTGTCTAGATGATACTGTTAAGGAAAGATAGTTTTCTGGATCTACAGAAGCCATATCATATCTGGACCACATCTCAGGATTATCCCAGGAATTAGAGATGATTGAAAGTCTACCAAGACGAGGACGCTTATTAATGGAACCACGTAGACGAGATCCAAGATGGGTAATTGTTTCGCCTAGCGTATCAATGTTACCGCCTTCATCTAAATTGACCCAATCACCTTCCCATGAAAGTATCTGTACAGCATTTTTATCAATCGACATAAACTCAAGTTTGGAATTTATTAAAGTATTACCTGCATAAAATCTGAGTTTGATTGTTGGATATGGAGTACGAGGATGCTCCCAAATCAGATCACCAAAACGAGTATCTAAAGCAACCTCAAGAATGAAGTTATACATAATCACAGCCTGATATGCAGTTGGAGCACAATTCATAAAGGCAAAATTCTTTGTCGTCATTGCGTGCATACAGGCAGAAATACCAACTCCTCTTGTCTTACCAGAACCGAAACCACCAATAACAACAATACGAGTTTGAAGAGCATGATGAACTTTCTTTTGCCATGCACCTTCAGGATCAAAATTATCATCCAATACCCATCCAGTTTCTTCTCCTGGTTTTCTGAAGAAGTAATTGGATAGAAGATCAGGATCATCTTTTCCCTTCATTAGTAATGCTACTTCCTGATCACTGAGTCTTGCTATTCGTCTTGCCATCTATATCTCGTGGATGATGGTATTAAACCAATTTTCTGCAAATATTACTAAACGATAATCTACAAGAGCAGGTTTGCCACTCGTATACTCTTGCATAGGATATTCAATCTCTTCTTTCTTGAAACTGAATATTACTTTATTCCCATTCCGCTTCTGATTGTGACTGAGACAACCACACGCTATTAGATAGATGACTATTACTCGCTCCGTTGTCTCAAATGTATTATAAAGATCTTGATTCATAACTGTTGTCTTTGATGATAGGCCAAAACTCTACCACGTCATCTATTACGTGTACTTCATAGGATTCCTTCGGAAGAATAACCTGCCCAGGTCTACTTTCATTTTTCCAGACTCGCTTGAGCGCTTCCCACTTGCCTTCATTTGTTTCTCGGGTAATTTTTTTGGTTGCATCTGCTGTCATTTTATATCTCCTTTTCTTAGGTGTAGTATAGAGGGAATTGTGCAAAAATGCAAATGGGAATTGAGGGGAAGTTCTCCTGTGCAAGAGAGGGGAAAATTAGGGTCGGGATAGGAAGGGGTTGATATAGAGATATATAGGAAGATGAAAGTGAGCATACCCCCTATATATATTTATTTATTTATTCACTGGATATAGATAGTCGTACTATCTACCCCCACCCCCTACCCCCACCCCCCCC